GTGTATCTAGGGATGCCGTTGTTTCTACTGGTAAGGATTTAATCTTTTTAGACCGTTCAGGCGTAAGAAGTCTGGCAAGAACAATTCAGGAAAAGTCCTCACCTATTGGGGACATATCTAAGAACGTCAATAATGACGTTAAGAATCTGGTAGCTAGTGAAACAGGTAACATCTCTCTACATTACTCTCCTAAAGAAGCCTTTGTCTTGGTTAACTTTCCCGTCCTTCAGACGGTGTATGTCTTTGATACTAGATTTCCTCTCCAAGATGGTTCGTACCGCGCTACCACTTGGTCTAGCATGGCACCACTACGCTTCACTAATCTGGTGGATGACACTATTTACATTGGGAACGCAACTGGCATTGCTGAGTATGATAGTTATACAGACGGGACAGGCTTCTATCAGTTAAGTTACTTCTCACACCCCTTAGCGTTTGGGGACAGTTCGGTTCTTAAATTCTTAAAGAAAGTTAACCTAACTACCTTTGATGGCGCCGAAGCCCCGGTGGTATTGAACTGGGCATACGATTACTCAAATGCTTATAAGAAGCAGGTTTATACACTACCTGCTAATAACGCTGCACAATACAACATCTCTGAATACAACACTCAAGCTGAATACTCCAGCTCATTAAATCTAATCAACAGGCAGAAGATAAATACTTCTGGTTCTGGAGCTGTTGTATCTGTAGGAGTAGAAACAACTGTGAACGGTAAGTCTATTGCTATTCAACAACTAAACATTCATGCACTACTTGGAAGGATTGTCTAATGACTGACTATACAAAGACAACGAACTTTGCCGCCAAGGATTCTCTGGTGTCAGGAAATCCTGCTAAGGTGGTGAAGGGAACTGAAGTGAACACCGAATTTGATAACATAGCAACTGCGGTATCTACTAAGGCTAACTTAGCTGCCCCGACATTTACGGGGACTACAACTGCCGCAAACCTCACAGTGTCAGGAACATTTACTGGCACTATTGATGGAGGGACTTACTAATGGCACATGCATGGTGGCATCCTGAATGGATGGAAGATGTTAGCGGAGCAATAAGCGGGGCTGGAGACTTCCTTAAAGACACTGGTCTTATTGGCGGGACTCTTGGCGGATTAGTCGCTGGGGTAGGCCAAGAGGCTATGAATCGCCAGGCTATGGAACGCATTGAAGAAATGCAAAAACAGGCTGTGACTGCGGTTGCTGGGCAACCTACTTTTCCCACTTATGAAGGCGGTTTGCTGGGTGAGGTAGGAAGGCAGTCTCAGTTCAAACCATTTACTGTCACGGGAACGAATGTATTTGGTCAGCCTTCTGCTGCAACTATATCTCAAACAGGTACTGAGCTTGCTCTAAGCCCTGAAGAAGCTGCATTACAAAGGTCTTTGACTGGATTTGGTCAGCAGGCTTTTGATTTCTTGGGCGACCCTATGGCTAGGGGTGAGGAGCAGACTAATATTATTGGTATGTTGACTCAAGACCCTGCTGCTAGAGCTGGTAGAGAAGCAGATATATTTGGCAGACTAGAGGCTGTACAGGCTCCTGAAAGAGAAAGAGCCAGACTTCAGCTAGAAGAAAGACTCTTAGGCCAGGGTAGAAGTGGTGTCCGTACCTCTATGTTTGGTGGCACTCCTGAAGAACTAGCCCTTAATAAAGCCATTGAAGAGCAACGCGCAGCATCTGCCGTATCTGCTATGGAACAAGCTAGAGCTGAGCAAGCCCTACAATCTAAACAGACTCTACAGGGTTTGGGTGAGTTTAGAGATAGAATGGGCCTATTTGGCCAGCTTGGATTACAGGCTATACCTACAGCTTACACACCTCAGCAAGAGCTATTGAGGACGTTAACTCCACAACTGGAGGCTTCACGTCTAGCATCCTCCTTACAGGCCACTGGGCTAGGTTTAGGGGCTGGTTTGGCAGAAGCTGGACTAGAAGCACAGCTTGGTTACACAGACATTCTTGGTCAATTAGAACGTCAGAGATACCAGGGTCTGTTTGATTTGCTAAGAGCAGAAAGGCAAGCCCAAACCCAAGCTGCATCTGGTGGAAGTGGAGGGTCTGGGAATTTTACGTTTGGTGACGTTATAGATTATATAAGCAGTCAAGGAAATCCTTGAGCTTGGAGATTATAAATGCCTATTAACATACAATCTTTATTTAGCGACATTATTGAGACTCCTGCTCAAAAGCAACGGAGGCTTTTAGAAGAGGGTTTGGTTCAAGCCTCTGCTATTCCACAAAGCTCGGGTCTTGTAAGAACTGGCCTTGCTACGGATATTATGCGTGATATGCCCCGACAGAGAGAGCAGTTTCGCAGGAATGTGGGTGGAATGTTAGGCCTGGACGTTAGGAGTGAGTCTGAGAAGGTTCAGGACGCTCTGAAAGGTGTAGACCCTAATGACCCGCAAAGCCTTCTTCAAGCTGCACAAGCTGTAGGGAATTTAGGACTAGGCGCTCAATCTGCTCAGATGCGAGCTATGGCTGCTGATGTGACTAGGCAACAGCAAGCTGATTTGATGGCCCAGCAAGAGTTTGCTATGGGTCAAGCAAGAGATATTCAGGCTATTTCTGAGTCTCAGGAAAGACAAAGAGCAGCCATTGAGAATAGACTGCTTGCTCAGCAATCAAGAGAGCAAGGTTTAACGTCTTTTGAGCTTAATGAAAAACTTGACAGGATAAATCTTGAGGAGGCTGAAATTAAATTAAAGCAGCTTAAAGAAGGTGGCTCAGTAGACGAGATATTTGGAGGGCAAAAAATACTTCCTAATGGAACTATTTACTATGCTTCTAAATCTGGAGACCCGATAGTAAAAGACATAAATGGAAATGTTCTTACAGGAGAAGAGGCCAGAGCTTCTTTGGATGAAGGCCGTGAAATGGAAACAGAGCAGCAAAGAAACATTTATCAAGCAAGAAGACTTGGTACTGCGTCAGCACTCATTGCAGCAGATTCATTTGAACAAATTGGCACTAGTAGGGTTATGTTATCTAGTCTTAGAGATGCCGCAAGACTTGTTGAAGAGGGTGCAGCCACTACAGAACTAGAGGCTTTTTTGAAACCATTAAATCAAGCTACAAGCTTTTTAAAACAGGTTACTGGACAGCTTACTTTAGACCAGCTTAGTCAAGTCACCATGGGAGCTTTGAGCGAGAAAGAGCTTGAGCTTCTTCAAGCAACTGCGGCTCCAAGTGGATTTGATAAGCCTGCAATTATCAAATGGTATAAAGATAAAGCTGCGGCTACAGAAAAAGCTCTTGGTGTTTTGGAGCAACAAGCTGTTTATTTTAGTCAGCCTGGAGCAAATCCTGGAGAGTGGATTCAAATTCAAAAAGAAGTAAGAGAAAGCCAAGCTCAAGCCGCTCCAGGGCCAGATGCTGACGAAGGAAGAAGGTCAGCATTGGGGAAAGTATTGGGTAGAGATATACCTTCTGAAGCACAACCAGCAGACGCTGATGAGGCGGCCTTAGAAGCGGCAAGAAGAGAAATCCTTAGAGGTAGATAAGATGGCTGATAATTTACTGCAAGTAGCTAGAGACATACCAGAAAGGTATGTTCGTGAGCTTTCTACTGAGGATTTGAATGCTATAGCAGATGGCAGAGATGATGATGTCTCTATGTCTGGTCTTCAAATACTTATGAAGGGCAAAGAAGATTTAGGCATTGGTGAGCTTCTTGATATTGGCGGTGCTGTTGCTGGTGCTGGTACTGGTGCAGCCATAGGTTCTGCTTTTGGTCCTGTTGGAACAGTTGTTGGTGGAGTTATTGGCGGCGCAGTAGGAACATTTGCTGGAGAAGTTGCTGAAGATGTAATAGCCGACAGAGAAGTTCAATTAGGATTTCAAGAAGGCGGTGCTGCAAGAGAGGCTACTATTGGTGCTGTATTTGATACGGTTACTTTAGGCGCAGGACGAGGCATAAGAGCATATCGTGGATACAGAGCAGCAAATCCTAGTTTATCTGAGATGGGTCAAGAGTTTAGACCTATTTTAGACGTTATAGATGCTGCTCCAGACAGCCCAGCAGCATTAGCACAAGCTCAAGAATTTGCTTTAAGGTCTGGCGGCCCTTCATTGTCACCTACAGCTACAGAATCTGCCTCAATGCTGACTCAAATTGGTAGAGAGCTTGGGGAGATGGGTATCTTTTCTTCAAAATATTACGATGAAGATATAGCAAAACAAAAAGACGCTGTTTTAGATGCTTTTACATCTTTTTCAAATCAGGGTGTAGCAAGAACGCAAACAGAACTTGGAAAAGAGTTTATAACCCTAAAGTCTGCTGCTGACAAAGCAATGCACACTGTTTACGGAAGCCAGCTAGATACTCTTAAAAACTTAAAATCAGCAAGAAGCTGGGTAACCGTTGAGCCAATTGTTAAAAATTTAAGAGAGTTTTCCAAAAAATACGAAGCTACTCTTTTTAAGCCATTTGAAGGCCAAGTTGTTGTATCTAGCTTAGATGAAGGCGCAGTATCTCTAATCAATAATCTTGTTTCTGAACTTTCTGGCGCTGTTACTGGGCGATTTGCCAAATCAAGGCTAGAAGACGTTATTAATTTAGAGAAGCGCATAAATCAAGAAATATCAAAGATGGTTCCTGGTTCGGCTTATGGTAATGGAGTTGCTAGGAGGCAGCTTCAAGAGCTTCATAATGAGATAAGAAAAACAACTATAGGCATGATTAGGAAAGTAGACCCCTCAATGGCTAAGATTTACCAGAGGATGCAGAGAGAGTACAAGAATGGCTTGGACTTTCTTGATGAAAGAGGGATTGAAAACCTTATAAAAAATGGTGTCAATAAAGAGGCTTATCAGGCAATAGGTAGAGATTTGCTTGGCAAGAACCAAGAAAAAACAAAGAAACTTATGACCTTGGCAGAGAGAAGCATCGCTATGAAGGCAAAAACAAAGCCCAAAATGGATGTCCGCTCTGAAATTAATAAGTTTAGAGAAAGCGTAAGAGCTTCTTATCTAAAAGAAAACAATATGGTAGAGACAAAAACTACTGGCAGGGCAGACCCAATTAGAAACATTTTCTCTGAAGATTCTGGAGCAGTAACTTTATTAAGAAGCGCAGATTCTGCTAAACAAATTTTTGGCGAGAGATGGCCTGAGCTTAAAAAGCTATTAAATCATGTCGTTACTATGTCAAAAACAAGAAACAGAAAGACTTTTTCCCTGGCTCTTAGCTCCGCTGAAATTGCGGCTGGTATTGGAGTTATAGGGGGTCTAGGTGCAGTTGGTGGCGGTTTAGTTGGAGCGGGTGTTGGTAGTTTGGCCGCCTCCGCATTGATACTAACAGCCCCAATATTTCTTTATAAGCTAACATCAAGACCTTCCCTGGTTAACAAGTATATTGCTTTGGACAATCAACTTGAGAAAGCTGCTAGAACAATGTCTCCTGAGCAAATACCAGAGATACTAATCTCTAACGTATCAAAGTTGTTGTCAGAGCTTCCAGAGGAAGACGTATTAGATATTAGGCAGGCAGTTTCTGACCCCAATTACAACTTCGGTCAATAGTTTTGAGGCAGTGCGGCATCCTGGGTTCCTCCACCCTCGCCTTTGGGTGCCGTACTGACCTCACCTAACTTTCTATAAACTTATCACACAGCGTTGACACAGGAAGATTTGTGTCGCGCCACTTTTTCTTATATCTATACTTAGTGGCTATACAGTCTCCAACCATTATGTCTCCCGCTCCATCGTGCGAGGCTATGATTAAAATAGCCTTCTTGTGATTACCTACAACATCAACCAGTCTTTCTAATGCTATCCTCTGGCCCGTAGGGAGTTCAGAGTCTTTATATTTACACTCAATGAATATAAACTTTTCA